GACGACGGCAAGTGGGTCGACGTGTGGCTGTCGTCCTCGCCGCCGCGCGCGGCGAAGGTCGAAGTCGTGCGCCGCGACTTCGTCGAGCCGCTCGTCGGCATCGCGCTCTGGTCGGAGTATTGCCAGACGAAGCGCGACGGCTCGCCGATGGGCCTCTGGGGCAAGCTCCCGTCGGTGATGATCGCGAAGTGCGCCGAGTCAATCGCGCTGCGGCGAGCGTTCCCGCAGGAACTCTCTGGCCTCTACACGAGCGACGAGATGGCGCAGGCCGACGGCGAGCGCACGGCGCACGCACCGACGCCCGCGCCGCTTGCGATGCGCGACGTGAACCCCGACAGGTTCATGCCGCTTGTCGATGGAGAGCCGGAGCCGCCGCCGTCAACGACGCGCACGGCGACGGTCATCCCGCCGCCCCGCGCCCCGGAGCCGGAGCCGATCTCGACGCTCGCCGAGGTCGCCGCCAACGGAGCGCCGGAGTTCGCGACGCCGACCGAGGACTTCGCCTTGCTGCGCGCCGCGCTCGTCGAGATGCGCGCCGCGAACGACGTGCCGTCTATGTCGGCAGTCGTCGCGAAGTGGAAGGGCAAGCTCGTCGACGACCTCGCCCTGCGGATGTTCGGACGCTCCCGCTACAACGAGCAGCGGAAGGCGAAGCCAGACGCCGGCATGAACGAGAACGAGAAGCGCGCGCTCGCGAAGGCGACGTCGCTGCTCGCGTGAAACGTGAGGCCCGCTCGGTCAGGGGAAACCGGGCGGGCCTCTTGACGCACAAGACGACAACGAGTGCGACGGCGCGAACGTAGCGTCGTCGCCGAGAAACACAAGGAGAGAGAGACATGGCTGGACTGAACAAGGTGATGGTGATCGGCAACCTCGGCAAAGACCCGGAGTTGAAGAGCAACGGCAAGGGCTCGTGGTGCGACCTGAACGTCGCCGTCAACGAGCGCCGCAAGGTCGGCGAGACGTGGGAGGACAAGGTCGAGTGGGTGTCCGTCCGCGTGCTCGGTCGCGCGGCGGAGAACTGCGGCAAGTACCTGAAGAAGGGACGCAGCGTCTATTGCGAGGGTCGCCTTGAAACGTCGTCGTGGACTGACGAGAAGACGAAGGAGAAGAAGTACATGACGCGCGTCGTGTGCTTCGACGTCCAGTTCCTCGCCGACGGCAAGGGCAACGGCGGCGGCGGCGGTGACGCACCGTCGAGCGCACCTGCTCCGGCGGCGCAGGCCGACGACGACGATCTGCCCTTCTGAACAACAACGACGAGGACGCGATGCCCTGCACTCTTTTCTTCGGCGAGGAGCGCCGGGCGCGCGTCCTCGTCACTCTCGAAGACGGAACGACGCTGAAGCTCGAAGGCGTCGTCGCCGTCGACGTGCTCGACGAAGGCGAGCGTCGACGAACGACGATCGCTCCGGTGAAGCAGAACAAGAAAGCCGCACGCACCTACGGCAGCGAAGCGGCGGTGACGGACGACGAGGCGAAGGAACTCCTGCGCGGCTCCTTCGACGGACGCTCTCTCGGGCGCGACGAGCGCGAGCGACTGATGCACGTCCTGACCCATCTCCGGCGGCGGTGCTTCAAGGCATCGGCAGCGGTGTGGGTCGTCGGCGACATCTCGATCATCGGCTCCGCGCTGACCGCTGGCGTGAAGCCAAGCGATCTCGGCAAGGCGATCGTCGCCGCTGCGCGTGACGCGTGGTGGAAGTCGCGCGGCGATCTGTCCTTTCAGACGCTGGTGAAGCACGTCGGCTCGCTGGCCGCACGGTACGAGCAGACGAAGGACGGCAAGCACGCGCTCGTCGCGATGCTCGTCGACGTCGGGCGCATCGACCCGATCGCGCGCGCGCAGATCGAGGAGCGGCTGTCGACGATGACCGACGCCGAGGCAACGGAACTCGTCGCAACGTGGCGACGAAAGATCGAACTCACGAACAGGGAGAAGACCGATGGATGACAACGACAAGCTGGAGTCGATGCTGCTCGCGGAGCGCGTGATCGGGTGCGCGATGCGCGACGTGGCGATGCTGGAGCGGCTCGTCCGCGCCGGCGTCTCGGCGCACGAGTTCGAGAACGAGAAGCACCGCGCGCTCTGGACGGCGGCGCTTGCCTGCTTCGAGCGGTACGGCGCGGCCGACAGCGCGATCGTCGCTGACCACCTGCAACGCTCGTCGGGATGGAAGGCCGACGACGCGAAGACGTGGATCGGCGAGGCGATGCGCTCGTCGTGGGCGAGCGTCGACGACGAGACGCTCGGCGCGTACGCCGACCGCCTCCGTCACGGCGCGGCGATGCGTCGGATGCGGAAGCTCGCGGAGCGCATCGAACGCCTCGCGGGCGACGGCGAGGAAGCCCCGGCGATCGCCGCCGAGGTCGAGGTCGAGCTTCAGTCGATCGTCGCCGGGTCTGCCCCGCGTCGAGCGCACGACGCAGAGAGCCTCGCACGCGAGTACGCAACGGAGCTTTCCCGCGACGAGGAAGTCGTCGAGCGGATCGCGACCGGCCTCGGCGTCGTCGATCAAGCGATGCGCGGCGGTGCCCGACGAGGCGCGGTGCTGCTCGTCGGTGCCGACACCGGCGTCGGCAAGACGACGTTCGGCACGCACATCGCTCTGACGATGGCGCGCGCCGGAGTACCGCTCGTGTTCTTCACCTTCGAGACGAAAGCCGCGCGCATCTTCTCCGGCCTCGTCGAGATGCACGCGCGACGACGAACGGAGCGCAGCAACCGCGCCGCCGTCTCCGCGCTCCTGCACTCGGCAAACGAGGTCAGCGGCTTGCCGGTGTGGGTCGACGACAGCGAGTCGATGACCGTCGAGGAACTCGCCTCCAAGGTTCACGGGCACGTCAAGCGGAACGGCGTGCGCGTCGTGTTCGTCGACTACGTTCAGGACCTCGAACGCTCGACGCGGCACGCGCGCGACGACCTGAACTTCGCGCACATCTCGAAGGTGCTCCGACGGATGGCCGCTCGGTACAACGTCCTCGTCGTCGGCTTCGCGCAGCTTGCCGACACCCGAGAGGCGCAGCTGAAGGCGAAGAACTACGCCGGACCAACCGAGGCGGACATCGCGTACACGCGGCAGTTCGCGAAGGACGCCTCGTACATCGTGCTCCTCGACCGCATGAAGCTCGCCGACGATCCGTCGCTGCGGAACCTGACGCGCGTGCGCCTCGTAAAGAACCGCGCGGAGTCGACGCTGACGACGGGGTGGATGCGCTACGAACCGACGACGACGACGCTGTCGCCGGCCGACGAGCGCGGTCGTGACAACGTGTCGGTGACGGTCGACGACGACCCGTTCGGGGTGTGACGTGGGTTTAGAAGCGACGATGGCGATTGACTCTGTAGGAACAACGCCCGCGAAGAAAGAGCACGGGCACTGCGAGGCACGACGTGGACACCGACGAAAGACGACGACTGACCGAGGAGTGCCGCGCGATCATCGAAGCGCGCGTGCGAGAGCCGGGCGAGGACGACGATCTCGACGACGAGAACCTGATGCCGCTCGGCAGGGCGCTTGCCGCGATCCGTCTCGGCCTCGCGCCGCGCGTCGAGATCGATCCACCGACACGCGCGCCGCCGGAATGGCTGACGACGTGCCTCGACGGAACCGCCGCGCTGCTCGACGGAGCGCGCGAACGATACCGCGCCGCTCCGTGGGCGGCGACGGAAGACGACATCGAGTGGGGACGCCTGCTCGCACAACACGTCGACGAGCTTCGCGCGTTGCTCGACGACTACGAGGAGGGACGATGATGCAAGAGGACTTGTTCGCAAGGATTCCAACCGTTCACGAGAAGGTGCACGCCCGCGTCAACGAGGCGCGGACGATCGCGACCGAGGAGCAGACGCAGGTGCTGAACGCGCTCGTGCTCGCGCACGGCAAACTGACGCAGCGCGATCTCGTCGATGCCTGCCCCGGTTTCGGTGCTCACCGTCGCGAGGTCGACGCCGGAGTCGCTTCGCCCGTGTCAATGGAGACGACGCTGCGTCGCGTGAGGCAGATCGTGCGCGATCTTCGTGTCGAGCTTCGCGTGCCGATCCTCTCCGACCCGTCCGGCTACTGGCTCCCGCGCACCGACGACGAGGTTGCCGAGTACGTCGATCGCGTCGAGAAGCAGGCGAGGGCGACGGCGCGCGCGTGGTTCGAGACGCTGCGCTCGCTCGACGGATTCCTGAACGACGGGCGACAGCGTGCGCTGTTCGACGTCGTCGCCGCGCTCGGGGGTGAGCCGTGACTTTTCTCGCCGTGATGGACCCGCCGTGGGATCGAGAACGTGGCGGCGGAGGACGTGGCGCGGAGAACCACTACCCGCTCGCAGGACCGAAGGAGATCGCGCGCGCCGTCAAGGACAGCGGCGCATGGGTCGACGTTGGCCCGGCGCTCGTGTGGGTGTGGACAACGTCGGCGGCGATGATGCGCGGGGACTTCGCCGCGCTCGTCGACGGCCTCGGCGTTCGTTCGTGCGCCGGCTTCGTATGGGCGAAGGTCGACGTCGTCGACGCCTACCGCGAGAAGACGCCGTGGTCGGCGAGCGAGCCGCTGTTCTCCGCGCCGGCGAAGCCCGGCCTCGGTCAGTGGACACGCTGCGAACACGAACATCTGATCGTGTGCCGACGAGGCGACGTGTCGGTGCCGCCGCCGGTGCGCCGTCAGCGGTCGATGATCTACGCGCCGCGCGGTCCGCACTCGCGCAAGCCCGACGCGGCGTGGTCGATCATCGAGGAGACGTCGGCGCATCTTGCAACGACGGGCATCGAGTTCTTTGCGCGAGAGCGTCGACGTTCGAGCCTGATCAAGTGGAGCGCGTGGGGCAGGGTCGACGGCGAGTCGATGCCGGTGCGCCACGCAACGGAGGAAGCGTGACGACAGACGACGCGCTCGACGAGGCGAGCGAACTGCGCCGACTCCTCGTCGGGCAGATCAAGAGGAACGATGAACTCGCGAGAGAGAACGCGACGCTGCGATCGATGATCGCCGCAACCGTGTTCGATCTCGACAAGACGGGGCGCGTTGCCTCGTCGACGGAGAACGCGCTGCGAGTCGCGGCGCAGAAGGAGGATAAGTGAGTTACTGGACCGAGAGGATCAAGAAGAAACTCGACGAGGTCGACGCTGCTGTTATGGAGGTGCGCGCGTCGATCAACGACACGATCGCCGGGGCGGAGGGCGAGGCGACGCACTGGTCGACGGAGGCCGCGCGTCTGCGTGCCGACAACGAGAAGCTCCGCGCGCGCATCGCGTCGCTGCTCGACGTGCTCCGCGCCGCGCGACCGGAGATCGAGGTCGACGTTGCGACCGCGCGCGAGGAGGGTCGCGCGTTCCACGCGAAGCAGATCGGAGACGTCCTTACGCGCATCGACGACGCGCTTCGAGGTGAGTCGTGAGACAGTCCATCGATCTCCCGGCGGTGTTCGTCCACGTCGCGCGCAAGCATTACGCGGCGAAGCCGATGGTGCTCGCCGTCGATCCCGGCAGGAAGTGCGGCGTCGCCGTCCTCGACACGGAGCGAGGAAGGTGCTTCTCGTCGACGTCGTTGCTCGTCGACGTCACGACGTGCATCGCCGATCTGCTCGACGAGGCGCACGCACACTCCGCGTTCGCCCCGCGTGTCGTCCACGCCTTCGCACGCGAGGCACCCTACTCGACGAGCAACGCGGCGCTCGCCGCCGGGCGCGCGAACGCGGGCGCGCTCTGGTCCCTCGGCTACGCCGCCGGGTGGGTCGACGCGGCGGCGACGAGATGGATCAGAAGCGCGGCGAAGTGGGACCCGCAGCCGGTGACGTGGCGCAGCGTCATCGGCCTGAACTCCGGCGAGCGAAGACGCGACGCGGTGAACGAGCGCGTGCTCGCGTGGGCGGAGGCGACGACGAAGAAGGAACTGCGCTCGAAGCGAGGGGCGAAGCTGTACGACGAAGCGAATGCGGTCGCGCTTGCCTATGCGACCGCGTCGGTGTTCGATGCCGCACGGAGGACAGAGTGAATCTCGACGACTACCAGACGAAGGCGGCGCGCACGGCGAGCCGCGACAACGACCCGCAGATGGCGCTTGCCGTCCTCGGACTCGGCCTCACTGGCGAGGCGGGCGAGGCGGCGGACCTGATCAAGAAGCACGTCGGGCACGGACACCCGCTCGACGTCGCGAAGCTGGAGAAGGAACTCGGCGACGTGCTCTGGTACGTCGCGGTCGCGGCGTGGCAGCTTGGCATCCCGCTCTCGCACGTCGCCGCGAAGAACATCGAGAAGCTCTGGCAACGCTACCCGCAGGGCTTCTCGTCGACGGCATCGATGACGAGAGCGCACGACACGGAGGGAACATGATTCAAACGCGAGCAAGCGTTGACGCGGCCACGCCTGCGTAGGCAACCTTGCCGCTCATCCCACGGAGGCAGGCTATGGGTTTCAGCATCGTCGGCGCGCCCGCGCGCGTCGTCTCTTTCAGCGGCAAGGAACAAGCGATTCGCAAGGCGAACGAGGAAGGCGCGGCACTCTCGCCGCGCGTCGTCTCGTTCGTGCTCTCGCTCTCGATGGACGCCGCCGGCCACGAGATCGAACTCGCCGCCCTGTTCCCCGGCATCGACTTCTTGATCCGCGCGATGGCAGGCGACGAGAACGCCATCGCGCAGGACTGCAAACGACACCGCGCACTCGGCGACGTCACGGTGAAGCTCACCGCCGCCGACGGTAGCGAGGTGCTCTCCGTCGTCGCGAAGACGAAGGGCAAGCCCGTCGCCCGCATCGCCGCTCGCGGCGAGCGCGTCGAGGTCCCGATCGCAATCGAGTGTTCACTGACCGACGACCAGTTCCTCGACGTCGCGCGGCACTACCTCGGAGCCGACGTCGTCGCGTCCGTCGCAACGACACAGCTTGACATCGGCGATGTGGTCGACTCCGTCGCCGTCTCTTACGACGAGGACGAGGAGCCGATGCAGTCGGCAAAGAAGACCGCGCGCCGCAAAGGCAAGGTCGCCGTCTCGCTTGCTCGCGTCGAGGAAGAGGCGAACTGATGCCGCGCGCGTCGAGGAAGGCAGTCGCGAAGGCGAAGCCGGAGTCGTCGTTGCAGGACGAGATCGACGCGCTAAAGCTGCGGATGCAGGCGATGGAGCAGCGGTTCGACAACATCGGGTCGACGCCGCTGTTCCTCGCCGACGATCAGGCCCTGCTGCGCGACGCGAGGAACGCGGCGGGCTGGTCGATGCGAGCCGTCGCCGAGGCGCTCGGCGTCTCGTCAAACCTCGTCATGTGGTGGGAGCAAGGCAAGATGCGGATGCCGTCATGGCGCGCGCGTATCGTCGTGCGGATGTTCCGACGCAGCGGCGCGACTCCTCCGGCGTGGCCGTCGCTCGGCGTCGTCGACGACAACGACGAAGACGCGAGCACCTGAAAAGAAACGACGCCCTTGCGGGCGTCGTCCCTTGCGCTTCTTTTCCTGTCGGGAGGGCAGGACCGACAGAACCGTTTGCGCGACGCCGTCGAAGTGTCAACGCATGAAGCCCCGGTTCAGTCGCACCGGGCAGAACTTCAAGTCGGTGTTGATGCCGTTGTGCGTAAACATGACGTGACCTTGCTTCGTCGCGTCCGTCGTCGAGTGATCGTTGAACAGTTCCGACGGGAACGGACCGAGGACGGCGGTGCCGTTCTCCGTCGCGCTGCCGGGGATCGTCGCGGTGAGCACGGTGCGCTCGACGCCGTAGCGGTCGGCAACGAAGGTCACGATGCGCGCCGACGCGTTCGTGTTCCGCACGACGAGCGCGACCGGGTCGCTGTTGTCGAACGAGTTGCCGGCGGCGGTGCCTTGCTGCTCTTCGTAGGTCGGGCCTGCGGGAGTCGAGCCGGGTCCGATGACGGTGAGGGTGACGGTTCCTGCGGGCATGGTTCAGCTCTCCTCTTCGAGTGAAGCGGCCTGCGCCGCAGCGATGACGACGGCGTCGCTCGTCGGCGCGGCCGGGACGGGCGGGAGTTCCTCCGGCGCGGTCGGCTGGTCTGGCACGAGCGCAAGCAACTCGCGCGCGATGTCGTCGCCCTCGTCCGCGTCGACGCCGTGAATCTCGACGACGTCTCCGTGATCGCCAGCGACGGCGAGGCGCGCGATCGGCAGCTTCAGGTCGTACGCGAACGGCGCGGTGTACGCGCGCGGCTGAAGCTCGCCGTCGACGTGCACGAGCAGGTCGCGCGCGAAGCGGAAGCGAACAAGTGCGGGCATGATTCAGTCCTTCCCGACGACGGTGATCGTCGAAGCGAGGCGAGCTGGGAATCGCGGGTCGGCGTGCAGTGTGCGCGCGAACGATTGCACGAGGCGCGTCTCAGACGGTCGAAGACTGCGACCGAGTTCGTTCTCGACGGCGCGGAGAACCTCGACGAGCTTGTCGTCCATCGTCGTCGGAGTCTTCGAGGCGAACTCGCCGACCACGATCACAGCCGCCTTGGTCGCCGCAAGCAAACGTCGCCGCTGTTTCTCGTCGATCTTCTGCACGACGGGCGGGAGCGCGAACGGCGCGATCATCACGAGCAGCGGAACCAGAAACCCGAACGCCTTCGCGGCGGCGTCGAGGGCGATAGGCAGAAACGACGACGGCATAGAAACCTCCGGCGTCAGCGTAGCCGTGTCACGACGGCTGCGGAAGATGCGCGCGCCACGCACGCCAGCCGTTCATCTGAACGTGGAACGGATCCCATCCGAACTCGCTGCCGTGTCGACCATCCGCCCACGCGCCGACGTTGACGCCGCCCCATTCGAGTCCGTGCTTCTTGATCAGCTCTCCGAAGGTGCGGACGACGTGCGCGACGCCGGGACGAGCGAGGACGAGTCCGTTCGCCGTCGGGTTGTAGCCGGTGTCCCAGTTCGCTCCGCCGCCGACAGCGATCGGTCGATCGCCGATTCCCTTCCACTCGGGCGACTTCGGATTGAGGACGACGTCCATCGCGAGGCCCCAAGGGTGCGGGCCGTTCGGGCCTGCCGCCTTGGAGTAGCCCTTCGCGTGAAGCCACGCCTGACGCTCCAGCGGGCGCAGCGTCTCGAAGACCATCATCGGCAGGTGATCCTCTGCGATCGACGTGAGGAGCGCCTTCGCCTTCGCGCGGAAGGGTTCGTTCAGGCGCTCGACGTCGTTGACGATGGCGGGAATCTTCGGCGGCGGCATCACTTCGCTCCGAGCACTCGATCGACGCGTGAGGTCAAGTCGTCGAAGCGGCGATCGAGGTCGCCTCGAAGGTCGACAAGCATTGTACGGATTCCGTCGACCGCGTCTCTGTTCGCCTTCTGCGCGTCGAGTCGAGCGACGTCCGCGTGCAACCCGGTCCTGTCCTGCGACGAGCGACCGAGTTCGACCTGCACGGAGGCGAGGCTTGCCGTCTGCGCCTGCATCGACGACGACAGCGCCGAGAGCGCGGCGCTCGTTGCCGCCGTCGACGTCGTGAGTTCGGCGAGCTTCGTTGCCTGCAACGACACCTGTAGGGCGAGCGCGTCGACGACCTTGTTCTGAGCGTCGCTGCGCCCCTTGCCCCGCGCGTCGGCGACGAGCCACGCGACGAGAGATCCGACGACAGACGTGCCGATAGCGACGTACGGGAGCGCGTTGTCCATGTGTGCTTCCTATCTCAAGAGACGTAGGACGTCTGCGGGCTGTCGGCGGATCTGTTTCCCATCCTGTCACAGTGAACGACCTTGACGCGGTAGGTCGTTCCTGCCGTCATGCCAGTGACAAGCGCGTTCGTCCCGCGAACGACGACGGCGAGCGTCGACGACGAGGGAGTGAAGTTGTTCGTCGTGCTCTGGTGAACTTCCGTTTCGAGGTAGTTCCGGTTCAGGTCGCCGCCGGGCACCGACCACGAGACGCGCGCCGCGCGCACCGCGTTCAGCAGGCCGAGGTTCTGCACCGTCGGCGCGAGCGCACTCGGAGGCGGCGAGAGTCCTCGACCGGGCACCGCGCCTGTCTGCGAGATGATGTCGTCGTACCGCTCGACGCGAGCGACGCGAGCCTTCGACGTGTAGACAACCGTATCGACGCGACGAAGCGTGATGCGTGATCGATGCTGCGACTTCGAGATCGTGTGCTGAACACCGACGCACGTTCCGTTGACGTCGGTCCCGAAGAACTGCGTCATCTGGTTCGGGGAGACGTACTCCTCAACGTCGATCTCGACGGCGTCCTGCACCTGCACGCGCCGGTCATACAGGCACTCGACCTCGACTTCGGCGATCGGGTCTTTCATGTCGGCGAGCGCCTGCGTTGCGAGCGCCTGCGCCTCCGTACCGGTGTTGATCAACGAGTCGCTGCCGACGCGGATGCGGGCGAAGCGCCGCCCGTACGAGCGAATCGACGTCTTGTCGACGGCGGACTTCAAGAACACGCGGCGGTTCGCGCGCGGGTCCTTGTTCGTGTTTTCGGGAAACTCGACGACCCACGCGTTGCGAACGTCGTCGACCTTCGTCGAGAGACGCGAGACGCTCATGGTTCCGAACAGGCTGATGAAGTCGTCGCCGCGAAACACCGACGAGCCGCTGCCGGGATTGAAGTTCGCGAGACGGAACTGCGTGCGAAGCTCGTCCCACTTGTAACGAACACGCCACCCGATCTGCGTCATAATGTCGTCGAGAGCTTGCAGGACTCCCTTCGACGCCGGCTCGTTCCACCGAAACACCGTCCACGCCGACGACACCGGAGTCCAGAGCGCAGGGCGTCCGCCCTCGTACGAGTACGTTGACGCGCCGAGAACTTGACCGACGTTGTTCTCCGTCGCCCACGCCGCCGTCGAGACGCGCGTGAGCGTGATCGTCGTCGACGTTGTCGACGTCACGGTGTCGACCGTTCCGGCTGGCGTGTTGAAGTTTGTTGTGCCAGAGACGACGAGCTGATCGCCCGCGTTGAAGTGATGCGGCTTGCCTCGTCCGTTCACGTCTGCCGTTGCCGTCGTAATCGAGAGCAGCGTGAGAACGATCGGCGAACCAAACGCCGCCGTCGACGCGGAGAGAAGGTCGTACCGAGCAGGGTCATTGTCGGTGATAATCTGCGAGAGCTGCCCCTCGATTGCCGTTCCGCCGACTGTGCCATAGGTGCGATCGGTGCCGTCCTTGTTCGGTTCGATGAACGTGTCGAGCAGAGTCACGCCGAGGTCGGAGATCGTGACGTTGACGAAGTCGTCGTCGACGTCGACGGCGCGGATGAACCCGTCGAACACGACCTCCCAGTTCACGTCGACGTCGGCGTGCGTCATCCCGTAAGGAACGGTCGCCGCTTCGACGCGAACCCGACGCATCGATCGAAGCAGATGGCCGACAGTGCTTCCGTCGATAAACGGGTTCCCGTCATACGTCGCATCAGAGAACGGGCTCGTGTTGTAGAAACTGAAGTTGCGAAACAAGCGAGCGCGACCGACAGAAACGAAGTCGTCGACGCTGTCGCTCCACGACACCGACTCGACGAAGTCGATCCCGTTCACGTCGCAGAGATCGATCCAGTCGATGTCTGTCTTTGGCAGGTACGGGTAGGTGTACGTCGGAGAAGTCGCCGCCGGGTCAACGACGGGAGCTTGCACGAGAACGCGTGCGTGCGTCGACCACGTCTTCGTCAGGCCAAAGGGAAACGAGGGAACGTAGTCGCGAACCTGAAAGTCGCGCACGCCGTCGGCGTAGAGCTTGCGGAACCATGCCGAGTCGGGCGGGAACTTAGTGACGATGATGTCGTCGACTGCGCCGTTGTAGAAGTTGCCGTAGGTTCCGACGGCGGTTCCGAGTTCGCGAGACGCGCCGACGATCCATCGCGCCGATGAACCACTGGTCGGCCAAGGGCGATTCCTTGCGCGCGTGACGTTCACTCCGTTGTGGAAGAAGTCGATCTGCATCTGTTCGACGTTGTCGAGATCGGGCGTCATCCTGACGCCGACGTGCGACCAGACGTTAGCGACGAGGCGACCCGACCCGCTTCCGTTGTTCCTGCTCGTCCCGGTTCCTTCCTCCCAATCGAGGCGGAAGCTCCCGTCCGTCTGAACACTCAGGCGCATCTGAACATTCGTCACCGCCGTCTCCGGCGAGGACCATTCGCCAAGTTCGATCACCGTTCCGCTTGCCGCAAGCGACGACGGCTTCAGCCAGCACGCGACGGCGAAGCCTCCGTTTGCCGCCTGAAAGTTCGTTTGATCTCCGTCCGTCGTCAAGCGAACGAACACTTGCGTTGAGCCGTTGAACGTGCGCGCTCCCGTCGTCGCGTTGTTCTGCATCGCGGCAGGCTCGACGCCGGGCGGACCGACGAACCCGGTAAACGTACGAACCCCGAGCGCATCCGTGAGTTGCGTCGTACCGGCTGCCTCGTCGCAGCGAAGCTGCATGAGGTAGTCGGTCGTCGTCCCGGTCGGCGACGCCTCGTGGGCGAAGTTCGTCAAGCGTGCCATGTCAACCCTCGTCGGCGTCTGCGGCGGAGACTTCCTCGATCATCGTCGACACTGCCTCAGAGAATCGACGCACGGCGGAGAACTCCGACGACGCCGGACCGAACTCCGCACGCAGCGTCGCCTCGATCGACGGCAGGCGCTGAAGCAACGAGAGACGCATCGCGCGCCTCGATCCCTTCCTGCGCGTCTCGGAGAGCGCAAGCTGCAACGAAAGCTCGTCGTCGTTCACTGTTCCTCCAGCGTCACGTTCAGGATCTTGACGTTCGGCTTCGTCGCGTAGTTCGCCGCCGTCTTGGTGTTCGTGTGAGTGACTTGCTCGACGCGACCGAAGCATCGAAGCGTTCGATTGTCGAGGCCGTCGAACAAGTGATCGCCGGTGACGTCGACGAGCGGAGCCGGGCAATAACCACCGAACGACGGCGAGAGCGTCGTCGTCGAACCTGCCGTCGCCGCGTACTTTCCGACGACGATGGCGTTCTGAACTTGCGCGCCCCACGCGAACACACCGCCGGTCGCCGCCGTCGTGCTGGCAGGGTAGATGCGAAACAAGTTCGCGTTCGCCGCGATGACGCCGGTCGCCGTGAACGAGATGCGCCACCATCCGTTACCGACGTCGACGGGCGCAAAGCGCGTCCCTGATCCCGACATCGTCGAGAGCGTCGGCGATCCGTCCGCGCCCCACGTCACGCGGACGAGATGACGATGGGCGATTGCCGTGTTGTCGTAGACGCTGATCTCGGTGATCGACGCGGGTGACGGGACGTCGGTTCGCTTCAGGTAGATCGACGCGACCTTCTCGCCGTTGTCTGTGAATGTCGTCGAGATCAGTGCTCCGGTGTTCGCAACCGCGCTCGTCATGTTCAGCAGGTACGCCGACGACCCGTCCGGGGAGACTGTCGAGTTAGCCGTTGCCGTGCAGTTCGCGGAGACGGTCCACGTCGCGCCGAAGTTCTCGCTCTGCGTGACAAGATTCGTGACGTCATCGAACGACGAGCAGTAGGCGTAGAACGATGAAACCCATTCGGCCGGCAACACGAACGGGAAGAACACGAGGTCGTCGAAGAAGCGCGTGGTCGCCACGTTCGTCGCCGTGTACGCCCAGATGCCGGTGTCGGTCGACGAGTCGACCTTCAACATGTTGCCGAACCCGTACGATCCGAGGACTCCGTTTCTGTACTGACGAACGCTCGTCGGATTCGAGACAGCGCCCCGCGTGACGACGCCGGTGCCGGTGATGATGTAATGGTACCAGCCGTCGGCGGTCACGCCGTCGGCGGCGACGGTGGAGTACATCCACACGGCAACGGTCCATCCCTGTCTCGGGTATCCGAACGTGGACCATCCTCCGGCGAGTCCGAACTTGTTGGCGAGCCTGAACGTCAACCCTTCTCCGGCGGTCGGAAGAGAGAGCGCGCCTCCGCCGTACTTCTTCGTGCCGGACTGAGAGACGCCGGTCGTCGTCGTGTAGTTCGTCACGCCCGCGCCCGAGGCAAGATCGCTGTTGAAGTTCCACACTTGCGCGGTGCCTTCGATGATCTTCGCGTACTTCTCGGCGAGCGATGCTTCGAGCGGAGGCGTAGAGAACGAAAAGCGTCGTCGCTTCACGACCATCGACGAGAACATCGTTCCGCCGATGCTGCGCTGGTACGCGTCGCCGATCGTCACGCGCTGCTCGTCGAACGTGTCGGCGCGGATCGGGATTGTGATTCCGTTGACGGTGAGTGCGGGCATCGTCGTCTCCTTCAGTTCTTCTCGTCGCTAGAGAACCTCGACGACGAAGCCTTCTTGCCCTTGTGGCCGTTGCGAGCGATCCGGCGGAGGTCATCCCAGTCGCGCTGCGAATCGCCCTTCGAGTTCCAGTTCTCGATGTTGATCGTCATCTCCATCGCCTGCATCGGCGTGAACATTCCCGCGCCGGACTCCGCGTCGGCGCTCGCGTAGATCGCGGCCATCGCCTTGAACCCCGACGGGACGTTCGCGAGGTCTTGCCCCCACGAGTCCTCGGTTGTCGCCTCCTCTCCTCCGCCTCCGCCTCCGCCTCCGCCTCCGTCACCTGCGCCGCCGCCGCTCGTTGCGCCCTCCTCGGCACCGAGAGCGGCGGCTTCCCTTACGTCGTTGATCATGTCGTCGACGCCAACCGTCGCGCTTCCGTCTCTCGTCAGGTACTCAGCCTTCGTGCCGAACTCACCCATGCCGGGAATCATTCTGATCAGATCGATGATCGAGTTGTACGCCATGATGAAGGCGTTCACTAACTCCATCGCTCCGTCGACGAGAGGCGTGAAGAAGTACTGGTCGAGCAACCCGATCCCGATCGTCAGGTAGTCGACCCAGACGAGAATCACGTTTGCGACTAACGTGATGATCGGAACGAGAAGAAGAAGCAACTGAAAGACGCGAATCGAAGGAATAAAAGTCGCTATGATCAGTCGCGAGAGGATGATGACGATCGGCGCAAGCGCAACGATCGCGTCGCCGATTGTGACGAAGAGTCCGCCGAGGACGACGAGGATCGGTTGCAGCGATCCGATGATCACGCCGATGGCGTCGAACAACGGCGTGAGAACTCCGAGCGACTCGATGAGCTTGTCGAGCGAGTCACCGAGAAGCCCACCGAGCATCGAGCCGAGCGCGCTTCCGACTCCGGTGCCGGCCGGACCGGCGACCGCCGTTCCGATCGTCGCTCCGGTGACGCCGCCGAGAGCCTGACCGACGCCGGACGCCCCGCTCTCGATCGCCGTCATGGCGATGCCGGCCGCTCCGCCGAGCGAGTCGATACCCGAGGAGAGAGCGTCGATACCCGAGGAGAGAGCGTCGTTGAACTGTTCGAGCGGACTGCGGAGATCGATCGCGCTCTCCGCGAGTGCGCTCGCGGAATCTCCGGCGGCGAGGAACTGTCGATTCATTTCATCGATGTCGCTCGTCGTCGCATCGACGGCGTCGACGAAGGCGAGTTCGATGACGTCGGCCGGAGCACTGAAGGCGGACCCGAGCTTGTCGAGCACCTCCTGAATCGCCGCGTCGGCCTTCTCCAAGTCGACGCCAGCGAGGTTCGCGTCAAACTGTTCCTTCGACACCTCGAACACGCCGCGATCTTCTCGCGTCGCGCGGTCCTCGGCGGTGTAGATTTTTTCGCTCAGTTCGGCGTCGACCTCCATCGCGACGGTGTTCTCGTCGATGGACTTGATCAGAGCGTCGAACCTCGCCGACAGCGCCGCCTCTCCGGCGTCCTTCCCTGCCTCGGCGCGCGTGCCCGCACCGGCTGCCTCGACGCTCGCCTGCCCCGCCGCCGTCGTCGCCTTCACCTTCAGCTGGAGTTGCTCGTACGTCTTGACGAGCGTGTCGGCGTACTTGTTGAAGCCGGGGTCGCCGGTGTAGCCGAACACGATCTCCTGCGGCACGCGACTCAAGTCACGCGTCATGTCCTGCACGCCGGAGACTACGCTGCTCAGATTCGCGGGCACGAGGCCGAACCGCTTCTCGAAGTCGCGCAGAGACTTCTGCGCGTCGGCGGTGTCGACGAACATGCGGACCGTCGCCGTCTGCTCCGCCGACAGGCCGGCGGTCATCTTCTCAATCTCCTTTTCCTTCTTGATCTCAGCGAGGCTCTCCAAGTCCTTCGCTAGCTGATCGCTCATCGCCTGCGCTTCATCGACGAGCTTCTTGTACGCTTCGCGCGCGCGCTCCGCCGACTTCTCGAACTGCGAGGCGAGCGCCGCGATGGCGGCACCGGCGATGGTGACCGCCGCGAGTAGCGGGCCGCCGCTCCCGAGGCTCTTCGCGACGTCAGCGACCGCGCCGATGACGTCGGTCATCGCCTGACCTTGCACTCCGAACGCGGACGCGACTCCGCCGACGCTAGTCTGCAAGGTGCCCATCACCTCGTCGACCTTTCGCGCCTTCTCGCCGAGCACGCCGTGCGTCTCCGCCGCGCGCGCCGATTCCTGCGCTAGCTTCTCCGCCGCCTTCGCCTGTTCGTTCTTCGCTTTCTCCGCCGCCTTCGCCGCGTCGGCCGCCGCCTTCGCCGCCTTCGCCGCCTCCTTCTCGGCGGCGGACTCCTCGTCGAGCCTGCCGGTCAACCTTGCGACGGCGGTTGACGCATCCGCGTGCGCCGTCTTCAGCGCGCGGATCGCGTCCTCGGAGACGTTGCCCGACGCGGTCGCCGCGTCGAGCGCCACCTTCAGGTTCTTCTCCTTGGCGACGAGTTCGTCGAGCTTCTCGGAGACGGCCTTCATCGCGGCGGCAGCGCCGCTCGCGTCGCCGTCGAACTCCACCATCACGCCGCCAACGCTGACCGCCATCGCCGCCTCCTACTCGTCGTCGTCGAGGACGATGCCGTCGGGAAGGTACTCCCGCGTCTCTCGCTCTCGCTTCCGTTCGGCGTTGCGCCTCGCTGCCTGACGGAAGCGCAGGTACTTCTCGAACGGGTCAGCGAGCAACGGATCGTCTTCGTCGACCTCGCCCAACAATGCCTCAGCGGAAACCTTGTGTCCGCCCATCGTGGCGAGGATCGCGCTGACGATCGTCGCGTGGCCGTAGCGGTGCTCGCGCTCGCGATCGATCGCGCCGGAGACGTAGTCCTCGAACTCGCCCGGCGTGAGCGACCAGCACTCGTCGAGCGAGAAGCCGAAGCGACCGGCGAGGCCGATCAGCCTTCCGAAGTCGGGCCAGCCGCCAAGGCGTTCGCGTCGTTCAAGCTCGACGTCGTCGAGGTCGTCGCCGACAGGACCGCCGCCGCCTCCGCCGCGTTCCTGTCTGCGGCGTTGGCGGCGTTGGCTTCCCCCTCGAACATCCGCTCGAAGCTCGACGTCAGCGCGGTCGAGACGGCGATGGCGAGCGGGGCGACCTTGCGCGGTTCATCGTCGAGCCAAGCGGCCACGCGCTCCGGGGTGATCACGTCGCGCGATCCCTTGGCGCGTCCCTCGGTCAGCCCGGCGGCGGCAAGCTCGCAGAGAACGTCGATATCGAGCGCCTGAAGGTCGCGCACGGCGTCCTTGATCGGACGACCGAGTCGCTTCTTTGCGATGCGGTGAGCGTTCATGGTGAAGCGGATCGTGCGAGTCGCGCCGCCGATCTCGATGGTCGACGCGTTCAACGGTGCGGACGGGTTCGTGTTCATGCCTGCCTCCGCGTCGCAGGCTACACACGACAACGCCCGGCGAGAAGCCGGGCGTCGCGCCGACGTTCACGGCGAGAGCGCCGCTTGCTTCAGGGCTGGTTGTCGCGAGTGATCGCGCCGGTGCGCTGCACACTCACCGCATACTTGCCGACGTCTCCCTTGTCCATCGACTCCTCGATCGACGTGATGATGCCGAGGAAGCGAATCTGCTTTTCGGTCGTCGCGTTGCCCTTCGGACGAACGCGAAACGCGCGAATCTGCTTCGAGAGAAACGACGTCCAGAGGTGCTCCTGTCCGGTCGCGGCCTCGTCGGCGATGATCTCGAAGCTCATCGTCCCGCCGTCAAACGTCGGCAGGTATTCCTTGGATCCGCCGCTGTCGTTGTTCGTGCACTCAGCGGTATCGAGACTCGTCGAAAACTTCGGACTGTTGCACTTCTCGACGTCAACGTATGTCGCGGTCGTGACGTCCGTCGATGCCGCGTTCGACACGGCGACCTCTGCGACTCGGGCTGCGAAACTTCCTGCTGTGGGCATGTCAACCTCCTGCGCCGAACGGCGACGTCTCAGCGTTGCACGCGATGCATAGCCACGCTAGGCCACCGGCCTCTCTCATGCCGCCGACCCGTCGACACGACGGGCAGGCGTCTCGCTCGTGAGGCGCCCGGTACGCGACGCGCATCGGGTCGGCTTGTGCGAACGAATCGAGTCCCGCGTTGGCGAGCGCCTGCTCGCGCGCGTTCGCAGCGACGCGCGGGCCGGCGACGAGGACGAGGCGGATCGACAGCGCATCGTCGTCCTTGACCTCGTACGCCTCGACAGCGAGGTCGCCGGAGCGAACATCGTCGAGCGCCTTGCCAACGAGGGCGATCGCCTGTTCGTCGAGGAGCCTCACGGCAGCACCTCGGAGACGACGTCGAACGTCTCGATGAAGTACTCGGCCTCGTCGTCACCGGGGCCGACGTAGGACGGCAGGCCCATCGTCGCGCGCACGTCGACGATCGAGACGCCGCCAACGACGCGTCGCCCGCAGAGGTGCAGCGCGTCGTGGATGCGGTACGCGAGCGCGCGCGCCGCCTCGTACGACGAGCGCGATCCGCGCACGGTGACGGTCACGGACGCCGTCGGGCGCGGTCCGTCGTTCGTCCAGTCGGCGATGCCGCCGCTCGCCTGCACGAAGACCATCGGCACTCCGACGTCCTGCTGCGTGCGGATCGGACCAGCGAGCGCGGTGCGCGCCGAGGCCGGCGACGTGACGATGTCGGCGGGCAGGAGCGTCGCGAGGAGCGACAGGATCGCGGCCTCGAAGTCGGGCGTCGTTGCCATCGGTCAGCCTCTCCCCGGCGGCGGTGCTCGTCGCCCTTGTCGTTGTGCTTCGATCGACGCCGCACTCTCACGCGCGCGCCGCTCACGATTCAGCTGTCGCGACGTCTCGCGTTTCGCGACCGTGCGCTTGCTCTTGCGTCGACGGTATCGCCCGGCAAGCCCTTCGAGGGCGGCGCGGTTCGCATCGTCCATCGGCTCCGTCGGGTGCATCTTCGGGACATCGCTCAGGCCTTTCCCGGCAGCAAGCATCCCGGCAGCAATGCGCGCGATATCGGAGAGCATGGACGATGCATGGTAGTTCACCGCCGTCGACAAGAACTTCCATTCGCCGACGATGTAGTCCTTGTTTATCTGATGAACGTAGACAGCGTATGAAGCAGAGAAGCCAGCTTCGATGCTGAACTTGTTGCCGCTCATCTTCGGCATCCGAACGTAACGAGAAGAGCGAAGCCATCCGGTGTCAACCGGGGTGAGCCTCATTGCCGTCGAGATCACGGTGGACGTCGCCATGTAGGTCGCAGCGGCGAGTGCTTCAGGTGCGATCTCTCTGAGGATGGCGATGCGGCTCTCTACCTCCCCGGCGCCGTGCAGCGTGACAGACTGCTTGAGCACTTTGGCACCTCAGAAGTAGACGACGATGAACACCGGCTGGCCCCACTTCGTCGTCGCGCGGTCGATGGCGATCGGCATCCGCGCCGCGTTCGCGCTCGTCGTGTCGTCGGCAGGATCGCCGCCGATCGACGGGAACCAGAACACGTCGGAGAGCGAGACGTCGAGCGTGTCCGTCGCCATCGTGTACTCGCTCGTCGTCTCCATCCCGACGGAATCGAGGACGCGCTTGCGAGTCTTCTCGACGCGCGCCTTGATCGCCGTCGCCGCGCCGTACGTCGGATCGCCCTTTGCATTGCTCCCGCTGCGCTGCTTCCGCGTGACGCGGTGAACCATCCACGACGTGATCCGCACGGCTCCCCTCCTTCAGGTCGACTGCGTCAGCGCACGGTAGGGTGCGAGCATCGCCGCGATCTCCGCTGGCATCCCGCTCGTCCACGAGCCGTCGCCGCCGACGCCGTCGCGGTAGGTCACGGAGTAGTTCATCAGCGACTCGCTCGCGACGTCCGCGCCCGCGCCGCCGCGCCGCTGATAGGTCATCGTCGCGAGTTCGATCGCTGCCTGCTCGATGTCGTCAGGCAACGCCGACGCCAGTGCAGGCTTCGCCGAGAGCGGTCCCTGCGCCGGGGTCCAGTAGCCGCCCGCGTAGGTCACGGCGTAGAGTTTCTCCTCCGCGCCGGGGCGGAAGGGCTGCGCTACGCCGTACTCCCGCGTCGTCGTCCAAAGCCATCCCGTGCGCCGGTAGATGATGCCGGAGAGAGCGTCGAGGATGTCGTAGTCCGTGGCTGCGATGGTCGCGCCGTCGAAGGCGATCGACGCGACGGACGCGATCGGGAAGCGCGAGACGATCAAGTCCGTCGTCCCATAGCCACCGACGTTCTCGACGATGCCTGACGAGTAGTGAAGCTCGCGCCCGCAGAACGAAGAGATGCGCCGCGACGCGCGATTGACGGCGCGGATAACGGCGTCGTCGTCGTCGCCGACATCGATCCCGATCTGGCCGCATGCCTCGTCGAGAGTCGTCAGTGCATGGTCGGCAAGGATCGCAGAAGTCATCGTTCACTCCGTCGGCCACGAGGCCGGGTTCGACATGATGGCGGCGGCGGTCGCCTCATCCGCAACGAGCCACCCGTCGCCGTCGACGGCGGAAATCATGTGCGCCTTGATCTCGTCAGCATCGAGACGACGACGAGGACGCGACGACGTCGCCGCTGGCGCGGTGCGTGTCAGGCGCTTGTGTCGTCCTCCGCGTCGTCGACGTCGACGGCGGAGATTGCGTGAAGCGAGATGTCGCCACGAGCAACGGCGGCGGGCACGATCTCCGCGCGCATCCCGTACACGTCGCCGGGGAAGTACGGAGCCGATGCGCGGCGCTGAACGACGACGACGTCACCGCGCGGATTGAGTGCCATGCGGAGGCCGTCGACCTCGACGATAGTGCGCGTTTCGGTTGGCGTGGACGGAACGGCTGCGGCTTTCTTCGTTGCCATGGTTGGACTCCTTGCCTCTCTTGTACCTTTGCACTCACGAAAGACGAAGCCCGCCGAGCGTTTCCACTCGACGGGCTTCGCGCTTACCTGCCGTCGGAGGTCAGACCGCGAGGCGATCGAAGCCACCGAGAATCACGTCGGCGGCGGCAGGAGTCGCGGGCGTCGTGCCGCCGGTGAAGGCGACGACCTCGACGGCGCGAATGTAACGCTTCGCCGGGAGCAGGTCGACCTCGCATTGAACGAGAGCGGCGGTGGCCGTCGTCTTCTGCGCGATCGCCGCACCGGACAGGTCAGCCCATCCGGTCGCACCGTCAGCCGAGTCTTGGATCTTCAGGTCGTAGGTCTGCGCGGTCGGCGAACCCGTGGTCGCGCCAGTGTTGGCGACGAGCACGAGGCTGTTTGCCATCGCGCCGCTCTGGAGGCGATCGATGGCCGCGCCGTTGCGCGTGCCGGCGGAGTTAGCGAGGGCGGGGAGTCCGGCGACCGGAAGGATCTCCGCGCCGATGTTGCTTGCGAGGTAGGTCATGTCTGTCTCCGTTGCGTGTGAGTGAGAGAGAGGGAGGCGACGACGGCGACGAGCGTGAACCCGTCGCCGTCGTCGAGTTCGTCAGGTCGCCGTGATGATGTCCCAGTCGACCTGCTCAAGGACGGCAGCCTCGTTGCCGTCCTGACGCAGGATCATGTCGATGCGCTGAATGAGGCGCACGACGCTCTCGTCGCGCGAGAAGCCGGCGACGACGTTGCTGCCGTCGAAGTACGCAGCGCCGTCCGCCATCTGCACCTGCACGCCGAGCGGGTCATCGCCGACCATGACGTGCGACATCTCGACGAGGTAGACCTCGGACTCGTCGCTCGAACCGCCGAGGTTGCTCGGGATGTTCTGCGTGACGAAGAACGGGATGCCGTACAACTTCCCGGTCGCCATCTCGGGCGCCCACACGAGCGCGCCGTTCGCGTCGCGCGCAGCCATCAGGCCGTACTTCACCGTCGGCGAGATGAACCACGCCGGGCGGACGAAGCGAACCTTCGCGTCCTCGATGCGGCGCATCGCGGAGTTCAGGTCGGCGGTGACGTTCGCGACGTTCGCCGTGGCGTTCGCGTTGAACTTGTTCGCGGCGGCGACCTGCGAGTACACGCCGCGCGGCGCGAACACGGAGCCGGTGCCACGGATGAGCGCTGCGTCGACGACGACGGCAGCGTTGTTCGCGAGGTCGTCACGGACGATCGCGTCGAGCGCGGGCGACGAGTCGCGCAGCAGTTCGTTCGAGATCGCGGTGAGGACCGACAGCTTCTTCAGGTCGAGGCGACGCTGACCGAAGGTCTGCTCGCTCGCGGCGATGTTGCGGCTCTCACCTCCCCACGTCGCCGTCGCGCCGGCCGTGAGCTTCGGGACGGTCAGGTTGCCCGACGGAACCGGCAGGCGACGCGGACCGGCCGAGAGGAACGGCGCGGCGTTGTAGAGCAACTCGATGTAGTCCTCGGAGATCGCCTGCGGGACGAACGCGCCGCCACCGGCCATCGTCGACTCGCCGAGCGCACGCACGACGATCTCGTCGGCGCCAGCCTTCTTCGCGATGCGGTACGCGGCGTCGGGGTTGCCCGCGCCACGCATCATCCAGCCGAGGTACGAGGCGGTGTGCATTCCGGCCTTGCCGTTGTCGCGCTTGCCGGCGCGCACGAGGTCGGACTGCTTCACCTCCCACTGCTTCGACGAGGCGACGCCATCGCGCGAACGCACGGTGTCGTCGGCGGACTTCATCGCTTCGGCGACGGACTTGCCGACCTGATCGGCGACGATGCGGACGATGTCGTCCTTCGTCGGCGCGGCGGGCGTGGTGATCACAGCGGGAGCACCGCCGACACCGGACTCGGCGGGGGCGCAGAGCACGGCGTGAGAGAGCATGGACTTCAGACGCAGCATCGTTCTTCTCCTTCAGTCGGGCAGTCGCCCGGTCGTTGCAAGAATCGCCTTCTCGACGGCGACCTTCGTCACTTCATCGACGAAGGCGCGGAGCGCCTGCGGCGAAGCGAAGTCAGAGTGCCAGCCCTTCGATTCATTGGGAAGTGCAGCGGCAGCGGCGGCGCTTTCCTCCGCGCTCGCGGCGTCCTCCTTGTCCATCGCTTCGACGAGCTTCGCCGACCACGGCACCGCAGGGTCGCCGCCCCAGAGCGCCCACGCGACGCGACCGGGCGACGGGTAGCCGTCGTCGCCGGGCTTCGCGCCTTCGGCGTCGAGGTCGACGGCGTGACGCGCGAGCCACGCGCTCATCTTGCGCGCCTTGTCGGGAGTGATCGGGTCGCCCGCCGCAAGCTTCTTCGCCCACGCGATCGTCTCCTCGACAAGGCCGTCGCCGCCCTTGCCCTCGTCGTACCACTCGACGCCCTTCGCGCACTCCTCGCGTACGCCGTCGGGCGGCGAGAAGTCGATCGACTCGTACGCCTTCGCCGACTTCGTGTGCGCGCCAAGGAACGCGGCAGCGTCGTCGACGTGTCCGCAGTTCGGACAGACGAGCTTGCCCGCCTCCTCGGCGGGCTTGAACTCGTCAGGCTCGCCGGAGTAGCCGCACGACGGGCAGGCGTTCATCGGCTTCGTCGTCGTCTCCGAGAAGCCCATCACCGGCTCGCCCTCGCCCGACTCTGGCTCCGCGACCGGCTCGCCTTCGGCGGACGGCGCTTCGTTCTCGCCGACACATACCTCTACACTGATCTCGATCGGTGGCATCTCGGCGAGCTTCACGTCAAGGCCGCCGACGCCGCCGACTTCGAACACGAGCGACGAACGCTTCCCGATCTTCGCCATGCGCTCGACGGTCGCGCGCGGCAGGACGACGACGCGATCGCCTTCGTCGGCAAGCACGCGCTCCGCCCACGCGCGAACGACGGCGAGGTCGGCGCTGCCGATTGACTTCGCGTCGACGAGCGCCTCGGGGTTCGCGGGGATCGGGACGGCGGAGAACTCAAGCAGCTTCGACTTCACGAAGTCGAGCGGCGGCTGAAGACGCGACCACGCGTCGTCGGGGTTGATTCGATCTTCGGCGACGCGCACATCGACGGGCATGAAGCCGACGGAGCCGGCCGAAAGGAAGCCGCCCTTGACGAGACGACCGACGGTCGCGCCGAACGCGTACACGCTCTCCGGCGTGAACTTGAACGTGCCGCGCAGAGCGCCAGCGACGACGGCGGCACCGAGCGCCTTGCCGACCGGCGGCGAGTTCGCGTCGTGACCGAAGAGCATGACGGGGTTCGAGCGGAACTCGGAGAGGTCCCATCCGGTCTGGTCGATGCGGTCGCCGGGTCGATCGACGACGTCGGTGCTCATCGTGTACGTCGCGACGACGTCGCCAGCGTCGACGCCGTCGAGTGCGCGCTCGACATCGACGTCGGGCATCTCGATCTCGCGGAGCATCCGCGCGACGGCGTCGACGTTCGCGCGCTTCGCGGCGACCTCGACGACGGCGGGAGCGACGACGAGCGGAGTCATGGCAACGCCCGCGTCGAGGCGAGCGTCGTTCCTCTTCTCGACGAAGGCGGACTTCCACGCCTTCAGGTTCAGCAGCTTCATCGGTCTTTCTCCTTGCGTCGATCGACGCCTCACAACTTGGCGAGCGCGTCGAGTACGGCGCGCTCTTGTTCACGGAACCCGGCGGACAGGGACTTGGAGTAGCGCGCGTCCCACGCCTGCGCCTTGCGATCGAGCGCACGCCACACCGACTCGCGCTCGTCCTTCGTCATCGTCGACACGACGACCTCGCCGTTGCGGTACGCGCTCGCCGGCACGACGGAGTCGTCCTCGACGACGAGCGACGGAGCGATGGCGCAGCGGCAGTTGATGTCGAGCGCGCCGATGCCGAAGCCGCCGGGGTACATCGTGCGCGCGCCGGAGTACCTGCCGATCGTACACTCGAAGGGCTTGTCGAGGTCGCGCCGCTGCTCGTCCATCGCGCGGTGTTCGTCGCGCGCGCGACCGTCCATCGTCGACAGCCACTCGTTCTGCATGACGACGCCCGACTGCGTCATCGCTTCCTTCGTCGCGAACATCGACGATCGGCGCACCTCCGTCTCGGCGATGATGTCGCTGCGCTCGATCTCCGCGCGCGTGAACACCGCGCGCACCGCCTCCGCCGGGTCCTCGTCGTTCTCGATCGATGCCTCGATCGCCGTCTTCAGTTCGGCCTTCGTCGTCGTGTTGACGAGGCGACCGAGTCGGTCGGTGACGTACTCGCGCAGGTGCGCCTTCACGTTCGGGTCGTTCAGGTCGAACGGCTGACGGTCGAAGCCGGTCGTCGCGCTTTCGACGGACTTCAGCGTGTCGTTGCCCCACGCCTCGACGAGTTGACGGACGAGCGGTTCGAGGCGCTTGCCGAGCGCGTCGACGTTGACGGCTTCGAGGAGCGCGTCGATCTGCGCCTTCGAGATCGAGCGGCGCACGCGCGGCAGCGAACGGCGCGCGCGCTCGACGGCGGCGGTGTTCGCCATCTGCGCTTCGGGAGGCAGCGGCGACGCGGAATCGGGCGACGAGAGCAGCATGTTCGGGTCGACGTACATGCCGACGGCGCGATCGCCGCCCCACGTTTCCGTCGACGGCGGCAGACCGAGACTCGTTCGCACTTCGTTGTTCGTGAGCACACCGGCGGAGAGGTGGTATCCGAAGATCGGGTTCGTCGCCGACTTCGATAGATCGAGGGTGTACTGCTTCCCGCCCGTCATCATGAACGCGTTGCCCTTGCCGTCGGGCAGCGGGTCCATCTCGGCGAGCGCGCGAATCTCGTCGATGGTGAACATCTCCGAGAACGCCTGCATCGTGCGTAGCTTGTACTCGCGGTCGCCGGGGACGGGCGACTCGTAGTCGAGGATCAGTCGTTGATCGAAGCGATCGACGAGCTTGTTCTGAAGTTCGGCGCGCCAGAGTTCCGCGCGCGGAACGAGGACGTCGTTTGCGAAGATGAACTGCGCCGACTCCGACGTCGAGCGGTTCGAGTTCTCGATGATGCCGAGCTTCTCCGGCGGAACGCCGAACACCTGCACAATGGTGTTCCGCTCGAAGGAGCGGATCTCGATCAGCGCCATGTCTTTGAACGCGGTGTCGAGTCGCTTGACGTCGAGCTTCGCCCCGGTCCAGTGCGTGCGGTACGCCTTCGCGAACCCGCGCGTGGCGTTGTCCCATCGGCGCTTCGCTTCTTCGAGGAGGGGCCGCGACGCGCCTTCGAGCGAGATGAGCATGTCGGGCATGCCCTTGTTGTGGAACCACGTCGCGACGTGCTTCGCGGCGAACTCGTCGATGTCGAGTTCGTCGGCAAGCGCGATGCCGGTGCCGACTCCGCGACCATAGGGATCGGCGGGGTTCTGGTCGCGGATGACGAGCATGTTCTCGATCGGCACGTCGAACGAACCGCCGTCGACCTCGACGCGGAAGACGGGGTTTGTCTCCGTCGGAACCTGCTTCACCCACGTCGGCGGGATCGGCCACATCCGCACCGGCATCCCGGCGGGGTTCGTGTCGAGGACGATGTACGTCTCGCCGAGAAGGTCGAGGTGGACCTGACACACCTGTCGGAACGCGCGCCCCGACATGAGCGGGTTCGGCTTGTCGAGGAGAACCTGAAGCGGGTGCTCGTCGAGCAGCACGAGGTCGCCCGAGACGCGCGCCTTGCGGACGAGCGCGGGGCGCAAGGCGGGCGGCGCGGAGCGGAGGACGTTGTCGGCGACGTACTTCGTCGAGCCGTCGGCGGCGCGCGACTGCCGGGCGTAGACCTTCCACTCGATCGAGGCGAACGACGACGCGATCTTGTGCGTCGTCGCGCGGAGCCACGGCGAGGACTTGAACAGGTCGAGGAGTTCGTACGACCCGCGCGGCGGCGGTGCGCTCTGCTTGTAGACGCCGCCCGAGACGTGGCCGGGCATGAGCGTGTCATCGATCCCCATCGTCACGACGCCGTCAGATGTCGGCGTCACGGAAGCGGAACGGCGGAAGAGCGTGTCGAGGAAACCCATGCCGACACGCTACGCCGTGCGGCACTATCCGGGAAGCCCGCCGTCTTGCACGCGGACGTGAAACGCGCCGTCGGTCGGCACCGTCTGCGTCTTCGACAACGGCCACGCGATCACGAACTCGGCGAGGTAGTCGCCTACCTCGTTAGTGTCGCCCGCCGTCCAGTCGTAGCGCACGGTGCCCGATGCTGGCGTGACGACGACGGCGGCGGTGTTCACCTTGTACGCTCCGCCAGAGACGCGTTGTTTCCACATGCGGAACGTCACACCGAGCGCGGTCGTCAAGTCGACAACGGCGCCGTCGCTCTCGTTCTTGATCGTGGCCTCCAACGACGGGAGCCGGTCGCCTTGCTTGATCACGAACACAACACCTCCTATGCGACGACGAGCGCCGACGAGACAAGATCGACCACGAGGGACGACGACGCAACGGCTGGCCCCACTGCGGTCGAAGCAACCTCGACGACGACGGTGGACGAGACGAGTGCGACGGCGACGGACGAGTCGACAAGTTCCACGTCCGCCTTGTTTCCGCCGACGAAGTCTACGAAGTGCGTCAGCGACCCGGCGACGACACCGCCGGCAACGATGCCGCCGGCAACGGGCAACCAGAAGTAGCCGTCGACGAACGTCGTTGCTCCGGAGTCATGTTGCAAGCCTAGTCCTTCTGCGGGGGCAGAGCGATCCTCTCCGCCGCTTGCGACGCCGCGTCGACAAGGTAGCAGAACGCTGACGAGGCGAACGCCCATGCGAGCGAATGCGTTGCGGCGGCAACGCTTGCCTCGACGCCGTAGATTGGTCTTGTCATCAGCCAAGCCAACCAGCCGCAGTGGAAACCCGAGCAGTATGAGCAGGTCAGCATGCGCGTGAAGAACGCGCCCAACGGCCACTGATGCGAGCGCAGGACCTCGACCTTGTTCTGTAGACCGAAGCAGACGCCGTAGGCGATGAGCAGGTCAATGATGGTGGGCACGGTCATGCCTTTCGACGGGGGGAAACGTACTGACGCGGGGCGCGCGACGAGTCCGAGGGCACGATACGGCAGCACGACGTCTCGGCGGCTTGCTTGAAAATCTCGACGGTGTCGGGGACGCCGTCGCTGTTGCAGTCGAATCCGAGGTCGAGCTTGTGCGTGTTGAGCGCCGCCACGATCATATCGCGTTCAGCGGCGAGTTGTTCGGGCACCTTGGAGTAGCCGTTTCGGCGCATCATCTCGACGTGCATGAGTCGCTGGATGGCTTCGCCGAGGCCCATCTGCATGGTCTTGTTTACGTCGGTCACGCACGCCTCCGTTGCAACAACACACCGTAGACATCAGTCGGGGAAAAAGGAAACGCCCCCAGTGAGCCACAGCGCACCGGGGGCGTCTCGCCTGTCACGCCGTCGTTCAGAGAACCACGATCGCCTTGGGTTGCCAGAGCACGCTCGCCGCCGCAGCACCGCCGCCGGCCGTGTTCACGGTGACGATGATGCCGAGTTCGGCGACGACCTCACCGGCCGCCGACGGAGCGACGTTCGTCAGCTTGCCCGCGTTCGCTGCCGACAGGTACACCGCGTCGCCCGCCGCGAGTGAAAGGCTGCTGTCAAAGTTGCAGTCTGCGATGATGCCGAGGACGTAGACGAAGGAGCCGTCCTTGGCGATGCCCGCCACGCGCGACGTCGACGCCGTCGTCGCAATCGCGTTGCCTCCTGCCACCGTGGTTGCGTTGCCCGCCGTACCGTTCGCGATAGCGACGAGGGAGTAGTCCGTCGCGGCGGGGATCGTGTACCACGAGACGCCGCCCTCCTCGTCGCTGTCCGCTTGGAGCACCTGACCGTCGGTGCCCACGCCGACCGCGACGTAGCCCGACGCGGCGCTGCCCGCGAGCAAGTCACCCTTGGTGACTGCTGCGTTGTCGTACTTCGTGATGCGCCCGTTGCTGTCGATAAGGAGCTTCTCCGCGACGGAGAACAACGTCGTCGGCGCGTTTGTGCCGATGCCGACGTTCTGCGAGGTCTGACCGTCGACGTAGAGCAGCGGTTGCCCGCCAAACGAAGAACCACGAACTGCGAAGTTAGTGGAGTTGTACCCAAAGTTGACAATGACGGAGTCGCCAGTACCACCGGGGTTCAAGTTGATGCTGTTGCTCGACTGCAACGTAATGTCGTCGCCGCCGACGGTAGTCTCGATCGTGAGCGGTGCGTTGCTGGACAGGGAACCCGCGTTGAAAGAGAGCGCCGCGCTACCTGTGATGCCCGTGCCGTCGCCGATTGCGACATTGGTGTTGCCGACGTTGACGCTCGGGATGGCGTTGTCGACGTAATCCTTCGTCGCAGCGTCCTGCGCGTCGAACGGATTGGCGAGGTTTGTGATCTTGTAGGTCGCATCGCCGCCCATGTTGATGTTGCTGATCACGGTCGTCGCGTCGTCGAACGACACCGTGTCGCCCGCGTCGCCGTTGCCGAACGTGACCGCGCCCTCAAACGTCGCGTCCGTCGTGAAGGTCGTACCGCCGACCGTCGTGACGTCGCCGGGGATCGACACGGGGATGGTCGCCGAACCGAGCGTGATGCTGGTGGCGGTCGTGCCACCGATGGTGAGCACGCCTGCGGTTGCCGCGTCGATGCCGACGCCGACGATCAGCGTGTCAGCGTCGGGAATCCGCTGCGTCGTACCGTCAGTGATCACAAGAGACTTGAGGTTGGCCATTGTAAACTCCTACATGAAACAGACGTTGTGACGGGAAGGGTGAGCGGTCAGACAGTCACTTCTTGGAAGCGGGTGTCCGCTCGCAGGAACATGAGCGAGAGCTGGTCGGTGAAGTCATGGGGGAGCACGCCGCCGATCGGGAACCCGGTGGGGTTCTCCAACACGGTCTTGCTGCCGTCCTTCTTCGGGACCGCGATCTTCTTCGTCGGGCCGTAGGCCGCGACGAACGAGCGCGGCGGCTCGCCGAGATACCTGAACTTCGACATGTCTATCTCCTCTCTGAGCTTCGCCGTTGCGGCGTAGCAAGCAAAGACTGCTACCCATCGAACCGGGTCACAAGAGCACAGGGTCGCTGATCTGCACGAGCACCTTCGGGCTGACGCTACCGTCGACGAGCACGCCCACTCGCTGAACGACGTCACCAGTCGCAGTAGGAGCCGTCAACGTGATCCGGCCTGCTGTCGTCGCCATCCACACTCGCTGACCTACGTTTGCCGGAGCGGGCGCTGCGTCGAACAATGCGACCGGAACATCGACAAGACCATCGACTCGAACCGTGACCGTCGCGTTCGCGCCCGCCGCCGCGATGGCAAAGCCGATCGGGTTGAGACGCTGGAGCATGGCGGTCGCGTTAGCCTTCTGCGTGCGCGGGCTCCCCGCCGCGTTCACGACGCACACAAGGTCGCCCGCGACGAGGATCTCCTGCGCTGTGGCTACGATGTCGACTACCGAAGACGACGACGCGCTATCGCCGTCCGTCCACCTACGCGGGCGAAAGTCGACGTGGGTCGCTCCGATGTCCGTCGACCGGAAACGCGCCTTCGGCGTGTTCTCGTAGGCGCTCGACGCCTGCACGATGACGGAGCCGAGCGCCACGATCTCCGGGAACGGCAGTCCGGTGAGCGCGTTGATCTCCGTCGTCGCGCCCGCGCGTGCCGCGCTCTGCGTGTCGTACTGCGCGATCCCCTGCACCGCGATGATCGGCGCGGCGATGTTGTTCGTGGCGAACAAGTGGAGGACGAAGAACTTGTTCTCGGCGACCTCGACGAGCGACCACGATCCGCCGGTGCCGTCGTTGAACGGCGGACGCCCGTTCGCGCCGGTGAAGCCCGCCGTGCCCGAGTAGATGAACGGGAACGAGTCGGCGGTCTTGCGTCGCCACGCCGTCGACCCGGAGCGGTAGAACACCGGGACGAGCGCGACGGGCGCAAGGTCCTGAGGCGCGCCGTCGACGATGTCGGCGCGGATGTCCTCGTCGTTGAAAAAGCCGTCGGAGACGGACAACTGCGCGTGCGAGTCCAGCGAGCCAGACCCGTCGACGGTCAGGTTTCCGAGAGCGAGGCCTGCGCCGTACACCGCGCCGCGCGTCGTGTGTTGGTAGGCGTGCGTCGCCGCGTCCATGACGAGGCCGTGTCGCTCGTCGGCGAGGAAGATCGCGACGTCGTTGACGGCGTCGAAGTAGAGGACCGACACGAAGGCGTGTTGCGTGATGATGAGGATCGAGAACGTCTGCGTCGCAACGAGCGCGCCTGTCGTTGAGTCGACGTAGACGTACCAGAGGCCGTCGTCGTCGGTGAGCGTGACGGTGAGCGCCGACGTGAAGGTGCGCTTGATGCCAGCGAGGAACACGTCGAACGACGATGCGACCGGGGCGAGCGTGAAGACGCGCGTCGATCCGTTGAAGGCGATCGTCGTGTCCGTTCGGTTCGGGAAGCCGGTCGGCTCCGACGTCGCGACGATGGCGTCACTCGGCGGCTGAAGCATCGAGGCCGGCGCGTCGACGAGGACGTCGCGCGTGCCGGCGACGAACGGGATCGGTGACGTCGAGCCGGTCGCGTTCGGTCCGCTCGCTGTCTCGATCGCGACGACGACGAGGCGCGGAGGCGAGAGGCGGAACGTGTACGTCCCGACCTCACTGTCGCCCGTCGCACGGTCGAGGATCGAGACGTTGACGATGTCGCCGTCGACGAAGGCGGAGGCGAGCGTGCGACAGTTGCGGATCGCTCCGCCGTCGAGCAGTCGATCTCCGATGCCGGTCGTGGACGAGGTCTGCCCGCAGAGGTTCTTGATCATGCGCGGAGCGTAGCCGCGCGCGGACGCTTGCGGAACGAACGAACGAGGCGCACCCTGCGAGTCTCGGTGAAGAAGTGGAAGGCAAGTCCACAGACGGCACCGGGGCGCGGGCGGCATGGTGCCGCTCGCGTCGTTTGCGGCGGACCGTTGACGCTCCGCGCGCGGCACGCCCACGATGGCGCGTCAGGCATGGCGCTCGACCGGAGGGCAGCGAGCCGGCGGCGGGCAACGCCGACGACGTGAGCGGACGACGGGCATAGGCTTGCGGGACGACAACGCGAGCAGAGGACGACGACACAAGGGTCAACGCAGACACCCGAGGTCGTCGCCGGGGATCACGGCAAGGCAGCCGACGGCACGACTCGATCCCTGTACTCCGCGACGGACTCACGCCGACCACGCCGGGATGAACGCCGACGGCTCTCGACGAGAGGGCTTGTCGGCGCATCACGGCAGGCGCAGCACGACTCGCGCGAAGCGCGCTCCGGCGAAGCTCGCTGACTTGAACCAGCACCGGCGAAGTTCGCGGGCGCGAACGCCGCCGACCTTGACGCCTGCGACGCGAACTTGCGCCGGCCTCGTCGACCGCGTCGAACTGTTGCAGAAAGCGCAACGGTTCACCGAAGCCGGAGACGCACGAGGCGACGCGCCTTC